CCGAACAAGTAACACCGCCAGTTGCTTACCCAGAACTCACACAGGTTGTGTATCACCGCACAATGGGCAACGGTGCGGCACTTACACAAATGGAATGGCTAATCCATGTCATCGTTGGCAGATACACCGACAGAACGGCACACGACCTGCTAGACCAATACCTGTCGGCAACAGGCGCAAAAAGCGTTCGTGCGGCGATTGAGTCGGACGACACGCTTGGCGGCGTGGCGCAGGCAATCATTCTGTCAACATCAGCAGACATAACAAGCCTCACCAGCGGTGATGCCGAGTTTCTGCAAATCCAGTTCACACTCACTGTCCACACATAAGGAGACAACATGGCACAGCAGTACAAGGTCATCAGCGACCGTTGCACGTTGGGAGAAGTCGGCGCAATCGTCACTCCCACCGACATGTCGGCTGATAACCTCGCCGCATTGGTTGAGGGCGGTTTCATTGAAGCCGTAGCAACCAAGTCCAACAAGTCCGACGCAGAAGGAAGCAAGTGACATGGCAGTTCTGGTTCTCAAAGATGCCTCAATCACCATCAACTCTGTTGCGCTAAGTGACCACGCAAACTCGGTCACGCTCAACTATGAGGTGGATTCGGTTGAGGTGACGGCGTTCGGCAGTGGTGGACACACGTTCACTGGTGGACTCCAAAACAACAGCATTGACATTGAGTTGATGCAGGACTTTGCCGCCGCAAACGTGGAAGCAACCGTGTACCCGTTGGTTGGAACCACAACCACCGTTGTTATCAAGCCCACGTCCTCGGCAGTTGGCTCAACCAACCCGTCCTACACCATCACTGGTGCGTATCTTGCGGCACACACGCCTGTCGCTGGTGCGGTAGGCGAACTGGCAATGACCTCAATCTCGTTCACTGGCGGCACGCTCGTCAAGGCAACTTCGTAAGGAAGGAACATCATGGCTGTTCTCGTACTCAAAGACGCATACATTTCCGTTGGCGGCAATGTGCTGTCCGACCACTCCAACAGTGTCACGCTGAACTATGAAGTGGACTCGGTAGAAATCACGGCGTTTGGCGACACCGCCCACAAGTTCACTGGCGGATTGCAGAACAACTCCTGTGACATTGAGTTCATGCAAGACTTTGCCGTGTCACCGTCCAACAGTGTTGAAGCAGTGTTGTATCCGCTGGTCGGAACCACCACCACTGTCATCATCAAGCCGAATGGGTCAACCACGTCTGCAACGAACCCTGCCTACACGCTCACTGGCACGTACCTCGCCGCACATACCCCTGTGGCTGGCGCAGTTGGTGAACTGGCAATGACCAGCGTTTCCTTCACAGGTGGAACAGTCGCCAAGTCAACTACCCCATAACAACACGGAGAGCAGCGAATGAAAATCCAAATGACCGTTGAGTTCAATGACGGCACCACGAAAAAGGTTGACGCCGTTTTTGCCGACTTTGTGGCGTTTGAGCGCACATGGCAACGCAGTGTCACCAAGTTTGAGCAGGAACTACGCCTGACCGACCTTGCATGGCTTGCTTGGCACAGCGAGAAGCGCAACAAGCACACACAGATGCCTTTTGACCCCGATTGGATTGGCACTGTGTCCACGCTCGGTCTGTCTGAGGACGACGAAACGGAAGGTGCAGTCCCTTTGGACAAGAATCAGCCCACTGGCTGATTGCTTGGTTGGCGTTGGAGTCAGGCATTGCGCCGTCAGTGTTGTTGACCGAAACGGAAGAAATGCTGAACACGATGATTGCTGTTGCGCAATGGCGGCATAAGCAACCAAACAGGAGAATGTAGATTGGTGGCATGGCTGGTGTGATGCGTGTAGGTATTTCGGTACATGGATTGAAGCCTGTGCTGGAAACCTTGCGTTACGTTGACCGTGACCTGTACAACGCCACCACCAAAGAAATCCGCAAGGTGTCGCAACCGTTGGTGCAGAAAGTCAAAGGCGATTTTCCGAAAACGGTGCTATCTGGGTTCATGGTTCCTGCGCAGAACAGCAGGCGACGTGGCGGTGCTTTCCCTCATTACGAGGTGAAAAAGGCACGACAGGGTGTTGGCGTGAAAATCGGTGGACGGAAGAACCAACTCACAAACTCATGGCCTGTGTTGCGTGTTCAACAGAAGAACGCTGGCGCAATGATTTTTGACATGGCTGGTGCCGCCAATCGTGGCAATGTGTTCGTCAAGAACCTTGAAAAAGAGGGTTACGGCAAAGCGTCCCGTGTCATGTGGAAGTCCGTGCGAGCCAACATGCCTCTTGTTGAGAAAAACATTCGTGATGCTGTTGCCCAAGTGGAGAAGGCAATCGGTGCAAGATTGGATAAGTCCATTGAGCGTCGTTCGGCACAAAGCGAGTTCACCAAGACCCAGAGCCGTAATGCGCTCGGACAGTTCGGCGGCTAATCATGGCTATTTCAGTCCCCATCATTACAACGTTTGATTCCAAAGGAATCACCCGTGCAATCAAGGACTTCAAGAAACTGGACAGCGCAACCGCCAAAACTGGCGCAGTGCTTGCCAATGTGGACGCAGGCGCAACCAAGTTTGCTGGTGCTTTTGCCAAGATTGCAGGTGTTGGCAGTGTGGTGGCAGGTGTTATTGGCACCAAGTTGGTCAACGCCGCAGTGGAATCAGCAAAAGTCATGGCACAGACCGAGGCGATTATTGCCGCCACAGGAAGTGCCGCAGGTGTCACAGCAGTTGAAGTATCTGACCTGTCACGCACCTTGTCCGAACAAGTTGGCGTGGACGATGAACTAATCCAAAAGTCCGCCAATCTTCTGTTGACGTTCAAGCAAGTCCAAAACCAAGTTGGTGACAACAACGACATTTTCAATCGTGCCGTCCGTCTGTCGTTGGACTTGGGCAACGTGTTCGGTTCTACCGATGCCGCCGCAATGCAACTCGGCAAAGCATTGTCCGACCCTGAAAAGGGCATTTCGGCGTTGCGTCGTGCTGGCATCAACTTCACCGAGGACCAAAAGGCACTCATCAAAGAGTTGGTGGATACCAACAGAACACTTGATGCTCAAAAGGTCATTTTGCAGGAAGTGGAATCACAAGTCGGTGGCACTGCCGCCGCCACTGCAACTGATTTTGACCGCATGAAAGTTGCCATTGAAAACCTTGCCGAAGATTTTGGCACCATGCTTCTCCCTACTGTCATGGCATTTGCCGAGTTCGTAACCACAAAAGTTGTGCCTGTGTTCCAGAACTTTGCGCAAGTGGTCGGCAAGGACGGCGTTGGTGCAGGCATTGAGTATCTGATTGGCAAAGGCATCGGCGCAATCATGTCGCTCGGCACGTTGGGCAAGGCAGTTGTTGCCGTCACATTGGCGTTTGGTGCATTGCGTGTTGCCACCGTGACCTACACAACGGTGCTTGGCGCATTGAAGATTGCCGCAGAAGTAATGAACATCACGCTGAACGCCACCAAAGCCGCATTGATTGCCGCAGGTGGTGTCACAGCCCTGTTGAGTGTCGCCGCCATTGCGTATGGCATCTACGCCAAAAAGAAAAGCGATGCCACTGACCGCACGTTGGAGTTTGCCGAAGCACTCAAACTGGAAGGTCAAGCACAAACAGACGCACTTGTGAAGTTGTACAAGACGGACGAAGCGTTCAAGGAAAACATTGACACGCTCACCAAGTTCAACTTCAACCTTCAAGACTTTGAGCAATACCTGAACACAGGCGCAGGTGGTTTGACCGCACTGGAACAGGCGGCAGGCAAATACTTGGACATGGGTGTGAACATCAACAAGGTGGTCACGTCAGGCAGTGATGCCATTTCCAAGCAAACAGTGGCGTTTTACAACTTGCGCAATGAAGTGCCACAACTCAAAAACGCCACTGATGAACAGGTGTTGGAGTTCTTGCGACTCGTGGACACCATGCGTGTCATGCGTGCTGAAACGGTGCAAACACAGACAGCACTCGGAAGCGTCACAAATGCTTTGGGCAACGCTGGCAAAACAGGTGTAACTCCGCTAGACGCAGAACTACAAAAGTTGTTGGACGACTTGAAGAACACCGAAAACAACACCAATGGTGTTGGCAAAGCCGTCAAGACTGCCGCCGAAAAGTTCCGTGACTTCACTGCCGCATTGAAGGGATACGGCGCTGACCAACGTTCCTACAACGGCGCAATCAAAGACACCAAACGTGCAAAGGACGACCTGACCAAAGCAACAGAAAACGTGACTCATGCGCAAGAACGCTACGACCAAGTTGTGCGTGGTTACGGTGCAGGCAGTTCACAAGCCGCCGCCGCCGA